AATCAGTGGCTACGGGTTTGCTGGTTGTGAAGAGGCACTGAGTGCTCTCTTCCCAATCGGCCCCGCTGCTACCGAGGACAATGTAAGTAAAACGGTTAATGAAGTACTAAGAAATGGAGTTCCTTATTGTTTCGATTATGAAGATTTCAATTCACAGCACACACATGATAGCATGCAAGCAGTGCTGACGGCATATCGTGAAGTGTTTAAGACTAAACTGTATAAAGAGCAGATTGAAGCCATTGATTGGACAATATTATCAATACACAATAGCAGAATATTAGCTGAGGGTGGTGACTATACCACTCGTGGTACGTTGTTATCTGGATGGCGACTTACAAGTTTTGTTAATACTATACTCAACTACATATATGCACAGGTGGCACTACAAGGAACCGGGATGGTTTCCACACATAATGGTGATGATGTCCTGGCTGGCGTGTCCACATATAAGCAAGTACAACAGTTGCAAAAAGGCGCGGCTATGTACAATATAAGGTTTCAGAAATCAAAATGTTACTTAGGTGCAATAGCTGAATTTTTACGTGTTGACCACAGGGTTGGGACCGGTGCCCAGTATTTAGCTAGGGGAGTGTCAACATTCGTGCATGGGCCCACAGAGGCAACTATACCTAACGACCTTTGCAGTGTATTATCTTCTATAAAGACTAGAGCACAAGAGTTAGTAGATAGGGGCGCATATACAGAAATTGTAAAATATTGTAAAATGTTACAACACAAGCACTTATGTAAATTATGGAATGTGTCATTAGAAGAAATTAGTATTATAGAACGGACACACGTGTCATTAGGCGGTTTAAATACAGATATAGTTCCAGGTGGACTAGTCTACAAAATAGAAAGAGTGCAGCAGCGTTACTTGACCGACGAGGATAGTCTCGATGATGCGAAAGCGGATCTACCTGGTGTACACGCTTACGCTAGGAAACTAACGAGACGTCTGATAGATAATAAATACTACACACACATTGTAAGCGCAGCGCGCAAGGCTATACTAGCAGCTTCAGTCGCAGTGAAGTTCGGGGTTAAGCTCATTAAAATTGAGTTACCTGATCACTGCATTGAGATGAACGCTCAACAGTATGGTATGTACAAACACGAGAGTTTGGGGATTAAAACAATTATGGCTAAATCACTTAACATTCCCTTAATAGCAATTAACGCAGATTGGAATTATCTTAGTTCACTATTAGCTAGTGAAAGAGACCAGTTAAAGGCTATGAAGATATTGTTCTGAGTGATTTAGC